CATGGGCGATGAAGAAGGCGATGAAATGCCTGAAGGTTTTGTCCGTGAATACGTAGAAAAAGTTAAGGCACCCGCTAACAGCGAAGAAGGTAGCGTTAACAAGAGAAGTACACAGATTACTGGTAAGAACGACATGGGCGGCACCACAGCAAATATTGCTAAAGGCAGCGCAGAAGAAAAGGGTCGTAGTGCTCCTGGCACAAAGCCTTTGATCGGTAAAGTACAGAATACTGCTGGTGGTAAGAAAGACCTTAGTGCAGCCCCTAAGCCAAAAACAAGTGGCGAAGATGGCGGCATTAACAAGAAAAGCCCACTTGCAAAGTAAGGGATCCTTTTAATGGCTTCGTATCTTAGAGAAAATCTTTCCTTTGACCAGGCGAAACTCCTGACAGAGACAGCCAATGACGGAAAGGATCTCTTCTTAAAAGGTATATGCATCCAGGGTGGTTTAGAAAACGCTAACGGACGAGTTTACCCAGTACATGAAATTTCCAAGGCTGTGAAAACAATCATGGAACAAGTGTCTGGTGGATACAGTGTGTTAGGTGAAGTAGATCACCCGGATGACCTTAAGATTAATTTAGATCGTGTAAGCCATATGATCACAGAAATGTGGATGGATGGCCCAAACGGCTATGGCAAGTTGAAAATGTTGCCAACCCCAATGGGGAACCTAGTTAAGTGTATGCTGGAAAGCGGAGTTAAGCTAGGCGTTTCAAGCCGCGGAAGCGGAAATGTTAGCGAGTCCAGTGGACACGTTAGCGACTTTGAAATCATTACTGTGGATGTGGTAGCACAACCATCAGCACCTAATGCCTACCCTAAGGCAATTTATGAAGGACTTATGAACATGAAACATGGACATAGGATTTTTGAAAATGCCAGAAACGGCGAAGATGCTAAAGTACAAAAATATCTCAAAGATCAAGTAACGAGACTTATCAAAGAACTTAAACTCTAGGAGACAAAAAGATGCTAGAAGCTCTCAAACCATTGCTCGAAGGCGGTCTTCTTAACGATGAGACACGTACTGCTCTCTCAGAAGCCTGGGAAACCAAGCTGAATGAGGCCCGTGAGCAGATCCGTGGCGAGATTCGTGAAGAATTTGCCGGTCGTTACGAGCACGACAAAAATTTAATGGTTGAGGCTCTTGATAAAATGGTCTCCGAATCACTAAGCGCACAAGTAGAACAACTTGTTGCAGAAAAGAAAGCCCTCTCAGAGGACCGTGTACGTTTTGCCAAGAAGATGAATCAAACAGGCGCAAAGTTTTCGGAATTTATGACTACCAAGTTAGCTGAGGAAATTCAAGAATTCCGTAGCGACCGTAGCCAACACAAAGCCGCTGCTGCCAAGTTAGAATCCTTTGTAATGAAGGCCCTAGCTGAAGAACTCGTAGAGTTCCAGACAGACAAGCGTGACTTGGTGGAGACCAAGGTAAAGCTAATTGCCAATGCCAATGCTAAGTTAGACGAAATGAAATCTAAATTCGTCGCACGTAGTAGCAAGCTGGTGCAAGAAGCCATTGCTAAACAGTTAAGAGCTGAACTTACACAGTTGCGTGAGGACATCAACAGTGCCCGTAAAAACGCATTTGGACGTAAGATTTTTGAAGCCTTTGCAAGCGAATTCACTACAACTCACTTAAATGAGAATGCAGAAATTCGTAAGCTGATGCTTTCAATCAAGAAGAAGGACAAGGTAATTGCAGAAGCAGCCAATCAGGTTCACAAGGCCGTTAAGCTGGTAGAAAGCAAGGACAAAGAATTAAAGTCCATCAACGAACGTAGCACTCGTGCTAAAATCATGTCAGAACTGATGAACCCCTTAAACAAGGACAAGCAGAATGTCATGAGCACATTGCTAGAAAATGTGCAGACAGATCGTTTGAAGTCTGCATTCGAAAAGTATTTGCCAAGCGTACTGAACAACGATACCGTTGCCGCCCCTAAAAAGGTATTAAGCGAAGGTGTTGCAGTAACTGGCGATAAAAAGGCTGCTAAAGCATACGAAGCCGATGATAAAAGTAACATCATTGACATCAAGCGTTTAGCAGGGCTAAAGTAAAAATATAGATTTTTAGGAGAAATCACAAATGACTACAGCACTTTTAGAAAGCCGCTGGGATGAGACAAAGGATGCCCTGCTCGAAGGCTTGCAAGGTTCTAAGCGTAATTCCATGTCGGTAATTTTGGAAAACACACGCCGCCACTTGAAAGAATCAGCAACAGCTGGTGCAACTGCCGCAGGCAACGTTGCTTCACTGAATCGCGTTATTCTTCCAGTAATCCGTCGTGTAATGCCAACTGTTATTGCCAATGAAATCATCGGCGTTCAGCCAATGACTGGCCCAGTTGGTCAAATCCACACTCTGCGTGTTCGTTACGCAGAAGCTGCCAACAGCAGCGCCGGTTCACCATTCGACACAGACATTCTGCCTGGCGACGAAGCACTGAGCCCATTCAAGATCGCAACAGCTTATTCTGGTAGCTTGTCTACTGGTAAGGCTGACACAACACCTAACTATGAAGGTGTTGCTGGTCGTAAGATCAATGTGCAGATCATGAAACAACCAGTAGAAGCCAAGACACGTAAGTTGTCAGCTCGCTGGACATTTGAAGCTGCTCAAGACGCACAAGCCATGCATGGTATTGACGTTGAAGCAGAAATCATGGCAGCTCTTGCACAAGAGATTACTGTTGAAATTGACCAGGAAATCCTTGGTTCACTTCGCAGCCTAAGCTCTACAGAAGAGACATTTGACCAGTCCGCTGTATCTGGTACAGCTACATTCGTTGGTGACGAGCACGCCGCATTGGCAGTTCTGATCAACCGTGTATCTAACAAGATCGCTCAGCGTACACGTCGTGGTGCTGGTAACTGGTGCGTTGTTTCCCCAACTGCACTTACAGTTCTTCAGTCAGCTACAACTTCTGCTTTTGCTCGCACTACAGAAGGTACATTTGAAGCTCCTACAAACACCAAGTTTGTTGGTACATTGAATGGCGCTATGCGTGTTTATGTTGACAGCTATGCTGGCGACAACCAGGTTGTTCTAGTTGGTTATAAGGGTTCTAGCGAAGCTGATGCAGCCGCGTTCTACTGCCCATATATTCCTTTGATGAGCTCTGGCGTTGTGCTTGATCCAAGCACTTTCGAACCAGTCGTAAGCTTCATGACACGTTATGGTTATGTTGAACTTACTAACACTGCATCGTCACTTGGCAATGCTGGTGACTACTTGGGTTCGATCGCTGTTTCCAACTTGGCATTCAGCTAATCTAAAAATCCAACTCAGGGATGGGAAGGGCGAAAAAGGGACAGAAATGTCCCTTTTTTGTTGACTAAAAATTCATAAATATTAAGATAAGCACAAAGGCTTAACTAGGAGAATCAAGCAATGTCATTTAGTTGCAAATTTACCCCGGCAGCACTACAGGTCATGTTGCCCAAGAACAAAGAAGTAGCCGAGTGGCATCACTTTCTGGAGCAAGTACTGCCAGACTTTGAAATTACCACCAAGAACCGTGTTGCGGCATTTGTTGCACAGTGCGCTCACGAAAGCGCAGGATTTAAGATCCTACAAGAAAACTTAAACTACAGTGCCGCAGGACTGCATGGTGTGTGGCCCAAGCGTTTTCCTACCGTAGCGGCTGCACAGCCTTACAATCGTAACCCCGAGCGTATTGCCAACAAAGTCTACTCAAGTCGCATGGGCAACGGTGACGAACATTCAGGCGAAGGCTGGAAGTTCCGTGGTCGCGGGCTTATTCAGCTCACAGGCAAAAGCAACTACACACAGTTTAGTCACGATGTTTATCATGATGATCGTATGGTCACAGACCCTGATCAGGTGCTACAGAAGTCACATGCTATCTACAGCGCCTGTTGGTTCTGGCACAAGAACAAGCTGAATGCTGTGGCAGATGCCGGCGACATTGTCAAGATGACTAAAATCATCAACGGTGGCAAGCTGGGACTTGCAGAACGTATGCATCACTTTCATCAAGGCCAGCAAGTACTGTAAAGCTGATAAATAACATTGTTCATAGAAACTTATGCAGTGATTCCCTCTGCGTAGACCTAGAACGTCATAACAGGAGAAACAAATGGGACGCCCATTAAACAAAAAATATTTCGGTAACCGTAACATTGGTACCGGTGGAAACGAAGCAGGCAGCGGTGGTGGACAAAACTTCGCTGACGACAAGATTGGTGGTGAAGGTGTAGGCAGTGTAACAATCAACACAGTGGGTGCATACACCGCTGGTTTGCCAACAGTATCTTTCAGCACCCCAACACTACCAGGTGGTGTTCAGACCACAGGTACAGTACACGGCAACGCACTATCAGCGGCCACTACCAGCAACGGTACTGGTTACCAGGTAGGTGATGTACTGACAGTAGCAGGCGGTACAAAAACTTCAGCAGCCACATTCCCAGTAGCAGCCATTGTAACATTAGGTACACCGGGTATTACTAACGGTGGTACATTGTATGATATAAACAGTGGATCTGATGGTGACAAGGTTACATTCACACACGCTAACTTATCAACACCGTTGCGTGTTCGTATTACAGCAGTCAGCGGAAGCACTGCAACTAGTATCGTAGTTGAACAGCACGGTGTCTGGACAGGTACAGGCGCATTTCCAACAACGATGCAAGGCGGAGTTGGTGGTTTTACAGCTACAACAACAGCTAAAGTTTCTCCAGCAGGTGATACTAACGGTAATGGTCTAATATTAAGTTTCACTGGGTCAAACTGGGGCCTATACTCATTTGGTACAGTTGCAGTTCAAGGCGATTATACAGCGATGCCAAGTAACCCAGCTAGCTTCACAGGCGGTACTGGTACAGGCGCAGCCGCAACAGTTACTTTTGGTGTTAGCGGTGTTGTGATTGACGAAGCTGGTTCTGGTTATGTTAACGTAGCTGATGCCGCTCCAACATTCAGCGGTGGCGCAGCCGCAGGCACATCGGTGCTTACAACAGACAGCGGTGTTACTAACGGTATGAATGCCGCAGGTAACCAAGAAAATGCTATCATTGCCTACGGTTGGGTAGATGGCGGTCGTGAAGTTGTTGACATTATTCGTCAAACCAACGGCAAAAGCTACAAGATAGTTGGCGCAAACGGCATTGTACGCAGTGCTAAACTGGTAACAGACGCAAACGCAAATGCTGACAATGAAGTAGACATCAACGCTGTTGACAGCGGTGGTGGTACATATCGTCTAGCCAAGATTGCTGGTCGTAAAGCAACTGTGGTACAGAGTGGCGGCGGTCCTTGGGAATTTGACTCAGGTGCTAGCGTGCCTTGGACATTCACAGCCGCACCTGCTGCCACAGCATTGCAGACTGGCTACAATGTGAAGATTGACAACGCTTAATAGGTAACATTACCTGTTGCGTGATTCATGAATCACAGCTATAATACATTTAACTAATCTACAGTTAGTGAACTTTGATAGGGTGGAGGTTGAAAAACTTCCACTCTATTTTTTTGACTTTAGTTTGCGTATAAATAACATATAAGGTGCGGAAACAGCTATGAGCAAAATGATTAAATCCAGTGGTAACATCACCCTTAGCGCAAACAATACAGTTTTCGTTGAGACAAATCTAACGGTTGCTGGCAACTTAGCCATTAATGGTACAACCACTTCTGTAAACACTACAAATACAGACATCACTGATCGAGTGATTACCTTGAACAAAGGTGAAACGGGTCCGGGTGTAACTGGACCAAACCCCTACAGCGGCATTGAAGTTGCCCGTGGTGATTCTTCTGCTAAAGCCACATTACGCTGGAACGAAACACTTAAAATTTGGGAAATCAGCGACGAAGATGGCAATTTTTCACAAATTACCACATCCGCTGGTGGCGGCGGCTACTTAACAGCAGTTGTGGATGATACAAGTCCCGAGTTAGGCGCTAACCTAGACCTCAACAATAAAAATGTAGAAGGTGCAGGTAATATCAATATCAACGGTGCCATTGACACAACTGGCAACATAACAGGCGGCAATCTGCAGACAGCTGGAAGCCTAGTGGTTGGCTTAGGCACTGCAAATGAACTAGAAATTTACGCACAACCAGTAGGTCTGTCAGGCACAGGCATTTGGTACACAAATGCTGTTGAGACCGCTGAACTAATAAGTAAGAAAAAAGCTATTATCTATAGCATTATATTTTGAGAAAGAAACTATGGCAATCCAGAACACAACATTAACAACATCGTACAGCGCAGTTTACACTTCCACTGGTGACTCTGCTACTACTGTCATTTATCTTTGCAATACTTCATCAGGCATTGTAAAGTTTGACTTGTGCGTAGTACCAAGTGGCGGTTCGCCTAGTGCAAGCAACCAGGTTTACAAAGAAGTTGCAATTGCTGCCAAGGATACCTATATCATTGATATGGAAAAGTTAATTCTTCAGAACGGTGACAGCTTGCGAGCCAAGGACGACACAGGATCTGTAACTACAGTAACAGTAAGTTACGTGAGTATCTAATGGGACGACTTGTTAAAAGAACACAGGCAACAATTGCCAAAAGTGTGGGCTCAGCTAACGGGGTAGATTCTGCCTTTGCCTTGAGCTCATTTACCCCTGCATTTACATTACCGCAGGGATACCAATACGAAGCAGACATTAAAGTTTTTGTAGGTGGTATCTATCAAGAACCTTTACAAGATTATGAAATAGATGCAGTTACAGAGACAATCACTTTTGGTCAAGCACCCGGAAATAGCCTACGTATTGTATTAATTTCAGGCGAAAACTCGACGCAAGCTAGCTGATTTGTCCTCAACTAAATAGTTAACATTGGGGATTTAGAATGTCAGCATCAAATCTAGGAAGAGTCTACGGTCAGTCACTGAGCAATAACCTTGTTCGTGACGGCATTGACCTGAAGATTGACGGTAACCTAGTGGTCTTTGATGTAACCAATCGACGTGTTGGCGTCAATACACTAAACCCCACAGTAGAATTTGACGTAACTGGTGATGCTGCCATCTCTGGCAACCTAACTGCCAATGTTGTCTACGCCGACAACATTGATGTCAACACTGGCAATATTAGTAATTCGAATGTTGTATCAGCTAACTCTTTTACCTCAACCGGTGGCACTGTTGATTTTTCAAACTCAACGGAAGTTAATTTTGGTGATCCAGCCAATGTCAGAATAGACGGCAGCAACCCTGATTATGTATTAACGTCAGACGGCAACAATAATGTAAGCTGGCAAAATCTTGGCACACTAAGCGCCAACGTTGGTCTACTTGGCAACGCAATTACTTTAGGTACACCAGTTGACAGCAGCCTAGTAACCAATGCAGCCTACCGAGAGTGGACCACTGGCACCTTTGTAACAGATGCCATTGATGACTTAAACACCGTGGTATTAAATGTCTACAATAACACTTTTGTAAACAGTGTAGACTTCACAGCAAACATTGTCAGCGGCAACAGCCCACTGACAGTGGCATTTACCAGCAGTAAAGTTGGCAACCCAAATACATACCTCTGGGACTTTGGCTCAGCTAATATCACTTATATTTCTGGTAATGTAGCTACAGCCAATACCACAGTGAGATTTACAGAAGTAGATGGTGGATTGTTTAGCGTTGGACTAACAGCTAGCAACAGCGCCGGCGTAAGCCCAGGCAATAGCGCGACAGTTACAAAGCCTGATTATATTGCAATTGCAACACCTACACCAATTCCAAGTTTTACTCTAAACAAAACATCATTGGATTCGGGAACAACAGTAAGTCTAACAAACACCAGCCTGTATGCTACAGATTATGTGATCCACTGGGGCGACGGCAACAGCGACACTATATCTTCTAACAGTGTAGCAGGCGGCGCGGGCAGTGGTGCAAAATCGCATACCTACACCAACGGCAGTGGCGACAGTCGTTATACTATTACCCTGGATGCTCACAGTAGCACCAACAGCCAAACTATTACCAGTGCTGGCCAGACAGTCAAAGTCTACAGCACCCATACACCATTATTCAGTGCCAACGTAACAGCAGGCAACAACGGACTTACTGTTACTTTTACCAATAATACCATTACAGCACCAGGCAGTACCGCTAACTTTGGCGCTGGCAACTATTATCAATGGATCTGGGGTGATGGTACCACAACTTCTGTGAACGTTGGATCCGGCACTGCTGGAGATACCAGCCAGACAATTACTCATACCTATGCACTGTCAACTGAAACAGTACAGCAGTCCTACAATGCTCAGTTGAAAGTATACAATGGTCATGGGTCAAGTCCGTTTAGTTCGTCAACCACTGCAATCACTGTATACCCTGCACCAACAGCAAGATTCACTGGCAGCGCAGTGACCACAAGTGACAGAACAGGCGATACTGCTCAGTCTGGATACATCTTCACTGACTATCTTGGCAACGACCGCTCAGTGTTTACCTTCCAGGATACCAGCATAAATGCTGACGTCTTTAAGTTTACCTGGGGAGATGCTACAGATTCTGGCAACTTAGCCAGTGCAGATCCAGGTGGTCCAACTGGCGGCAATATTACACATTCTTACAGCGCAACCGGCAGTAAAACAGTTAGTCTGTTGGCCTACAGCAATTCAAGAAGTACCAGTGCATCAGACAACACACTGACAAGAACAAGTTACATTACTATTAACAGTGTTCCTAGTGCGCCAGCAGCACTGAGTACAAAAACATTATCAATCTCGGGCGGAATTACTGCACTCATTGCAGCCAATGCCACAGATAATACTTCTGCTAACGTACCAGCAGGCGGCAATTCAGTTACACGATTTACCACAACAGATCCAATCTCAACAGGCTCACTAACAGATGTATACAACGGTTTATCCGGCACACTCACCGCCTATGTCAACGGTGCTGCCAGTGGAAACGTTACGTTCTCTACAGCCAATGCCGCAGGAACATACACAAGTTTAGTTGTGGCCAACAGCAGAGATGCTCATGCTGTTAATGCATCAACTTATCCTAGCAATTTCTACAGAGTCTTTACTGCTTCTGTTAGTAAATCTAATAGTACAGTATCTTATGGATACAACGATTACAAATTATCACATTCTACCAGCGGTAACAGCACAGTGGCAGGGTTTGTCAAGGACTCAGTGACTCTTGTGCCAACCCTGGACATCAGCACAGCAACAGTATCAGAGAACACAGCAGGTACACAGCGTTATGTCAGCGGTATTCCTTATTATAACACAGGTGGTGTTGTACAGTTAGAGGGCGTTAAGGCTTATAATTGGATTGGACAGTGCTACCTAAGCAGTTCAAGTCCGTTTGTAGTTGCGGCCAGCACCGTTATGGAAGGCACTGGCAACGTAATCAGCAGTAGCCAAAATAAAACCTACAGCAACATTGACGGAGCCACTACATATCTAAGCAGTGGCATACCAAAGGCAAACACAGGTAACACATCGTCCAACAGTTATACGTTAGGTAACGTTACGGTCAGCGTATCTGGCGCAGTAAACAGCGCAGGCAAAGTGGCGGCTACATTACAAAATCTTAACGGAATTAGTACTTCGGTTATATTCCCAACTATCATCCAAGTACAAAACAGTCTAACTGGCTTTAGTGAAACAGCTATCCCAGTAAGCGCAAGTCTTGGTTCAGTCTTTACTGACAACGGCGTTAGAATTTACACAGGGTTATCAGGCGCTACTCCTGTGTTCAGCAGTAGCACCAACTATTACACAGGCAATGCCTGGGGTACAGGCAGCAGAGTTGTTGCTGGAACAGCAGAAGCTATTGTACGATTTGGTACACTACAGCACTTCCAGACTAATTTAAGTTCTGGATACCTGCCAGTTGGCCCAGATCTAAGCACAGGACGTGGTGGCACTCAGTATTTCCGTATGGCTTTCCGCAGAACTGTTATGTCTAACTTTGTTGTTACCTATTCGGGCAAGATCTCTGGCCTATGGATTGCGGCCCCTGGAACAGCAATTGACGCAGCCAGTTCGTTGAACGGCTGGCTAGATGCTACAGTTCAATATGCAGGTGCTGGTGTACCTGGCGTAAACACTGGTTCAGGTGGCAACGGCAGTAATGGCTGTGCCTTTGATGCATCAAATAAAGTTATTACTGGTAGCACACAAACAAACAAAGCCTGCAAGCTAACACTAGGCAGCGAAAACGCTAGTAATGCCTATGGCAACAACATTCTTATCACTATTGCACTGGCTGCAGGCGATAGTTTAACCAGCTTGAGTATTGGACCATGACAATAAGCACCAATCAACAGGTTGACTATTTGTGGAAGAAGTTGGGCTACGGTCTGACCAAAACAGACACGCCTGCCAATAAACTGGCCTTCAATGAAAGTATTGCCAGCCCGTTGATGCTTCGCGGCGACAAAGTATGGCAAGAAAGCTCAAGTATCCCGGCTGTTATACCAAGTAGTAGTTCTGCACAGGTAACAGTTTACAAAGACTCTTTGAGTAACACAATTGAATGTACTCCTGACATCACAGCCACAGCAAATCGTACCTGGAAAACAAGTTCAACTGACTGGATTCCTGTGGAGTTTGGCAGTACCTATCTAGTTAAAGTCTACTTAGATACAACAGGCAGCACCACCGCACAGACCACGGGCACACAGCTATTTCAAGCAGGTGCAGGCAACAGCGACGAATGGTTCTTTGACTATCAAAGCGGTGTATTGCACTTTATTGGTGACAATTTACCCAGCCAAACCTTTACTGGCAAGAGCATCTTTGTTTCAGGCGCACGGTACACAGGACAATTTGGCGTAGGATCAGCACCGGGTCAAGATGCCAACATTGCTAATTTAACAGTGGTTGATACAACCATCAGCACTGTCAACACTGGTGCTAACATCACCATTGATACAACTGGCTCGGGAATCTTTAAGATTGATGCCACCAATGGTTTTATTGTTCCTGTTGGCAACGCTGGCGATAGACCGGTTAGCCCAGCCACTGGGACACTTCGTTTCAACACAGATTCAACTAAGTTGGAATACTGGGACGGCGCCCAATGGATGTCGGCAGCAGAATTGGCCACCAACATTGCCACTCAGGTCATTACTCCCGATGGGTTGACCACTACGTTCACGCTAAATTCAACAACAACCAACGATGGTTGTGTTGTGGCCATCAACGGTGTCACACAGATTCCAGGTCTGGCATTTAACATTAGTGCTGATGAGATCACGTTTACTGAGATCCCGCAGACCACCGACATTATAATGATCAAGATCTTTACAGTAACTTCTATTTCTAGCGGTTCTGTTACCAGTATCACAGCAGGTGCTGGCATTGACATCACAGCAACCACAGGCGATATTACAATCAGCGCCACTGGGTCAACCAGTGTGGACACTGTGGTCAGTCAAGGTGCAGGCACCAGCGTTGGCACTAGTCCAGTGGCAATTTTAACATTCCCGGTCACTCAATATACCAGCGGCAAGCTACTGATACAGGCCACCTTGGGCGGCGAAGCAACAATGTTTGACACAAATTTTGTACAAAACACCACAAATTGTTCTATTGCTATAAGTACTATTAGCTCAACCAGCGATCTCGGCGAAGTTACTGCCAACATCTCGGCCAGTAATGTCTCGTTTTATTTTACAGGGTTTAACAGCGGAAACCTTGTAAAAGTGCTTAAACTCTATCTAGTTTAATCAAACCTCAAAATTCTTGGACACAGCCCCAATAATGTCCTTTTGGCTAAATACTCTATATAACCAAATGAGGATGTTACCATGGCTGTTACCAGAATTAAAAATAATCAGATCACTGACAAAGCGATCACCTATGCAAAGATTGCAGATACCACCATCACCGGTGGTCAACTTTCATCAGACCTAGTTTATGCGTCTAACTTGACTGTTCAGGGTAACCTAACTGTCACAGGAAACACCACTGTCGTTGACAGTACCAACACCACTGTTGCTGATCCGCTGACTCTCCTTGCATCGGGCTTATCTGGTAGCCCAAGCAACGACGTTGGTTTCTTGATCAATCGTGGCAACGCCATCAAGCAAGCAATTGTTTGGAACGAAGCAAACAACGAATTTGCAGTTTTCAGCACCACTGCCACAACAGGCAGCACAGGCAGCATCAACAACAGCGGTTATACTACATTCAAAGCTGGCGAATTTAAAGCTGGCAACTTGTCTATGACTGGTAACTCAGTTACCAGCACTGGCGACGACTTAAACCTAACAGCCGCAAGTGGCAACGTAATTGCCACCAATTTAACTGTCAGTAGTTTGACTGCTGATCGCCTTCCTTATACTGGTGCTGGCGGGTACCTCTCTACCACTACTTTCTTGACCTTTGATCCAGCCACTGGTGATTTCTACGCCAAAAGTGTGCAAGGCGGCAACCTAAAGCTAGCACTCAACACACTCAGTAGCACAGACACTGATGGCAACATCAACATCAGTCCAAATGGCGCAGGTCTAACAAAGATTTCAAACTTGTCTGTAACTGGTCTATCCGCCAACAGCGTTATTGTTGTTGATGCCAACGGCAAGTTTACCACAGACGGCGAATTTACATTCAATGGCACAACCAATGCACTGGTACTCAACGGTACAGCCAACATTGGCAACATCAGCCTGGCCAATAACACAATTGGCAGTATTGATGCCAACGGCAACATTGAACTGACTCCAAATGGCACAGGTCAAGTTGTTGCTTCTAACGTTAAGATCACTGGCGGCGCAATGGACAATGTAATCATTGGCGCTACTACAACTGCCAATGCCAGTTTTGCAACAGCCAACATTGGCAATGCTTTTGTAACAGCACTAACAAGTGGACGTGTTACCTACGCCAGCACAAGCGGCGAATTAGTTGACAGCGCAAACTTGACATTCAACGGTACTAAACTTGGTACTGTGGACTTAGAAGCCAGCGGAGACATCAGTTCTGCTAACCTTAAGGCATCAAACTTAACACAAGACCGTGTACTATTGGCTGGCAGTGCCGGCGCATTGGTAGACAGCGCAAACTTGACATTCAGTGGCACACTGTTGACTGTCACTGGCAATGTATCAGCCAACAACTTGTCAGCTGGTGACAAAGTTAGCACTGCCAACTTACAAGTCACTGCTATTAATCAAGACAAAGTTCTTTATACAACAACATCGGGTCTTGTTACTTCTGGTAACCTGGGCTACAACGGTACAACACTTGATGTCAGCGCCACTGGCAACATCAGTGCTGGCAACATCAGCACTGGATACATTGTTAGTTCAGGCAATGCCAATGCTGTTACCTTTAACGGCAACCTAGAAGCCACCAACGCTAGTGTCACTGGTACAGCCAACATTGGTAACCTGAATGTAACAGGTACTTTTGGTGTTGTTGACTTATCTGCCAGCGGTAACGTTAGTGCCAACGGTACAGTTAGTGCCATTGGCAACGTGAGCGGTGGTAACTTGACAACAACAGGTCTTATTGATGCCACAGGCAACGTAAGCGGTGGTAACTTGACCACAGTTGGTGATGTCACTGGCAACAATATCATTGCCACAAACAACGCCAATGCTGTTACCTTTAACGGCAACCTAGATGGTACAAGTTCAACAGTAACTGGCAATAGTAATGCAAGTATTTTCAATGGTAACCTAGTTGGTACCTACGCTAATGTAAGCGGCAACGTAGATGGTGGCAACTTGATCACTGGTGGCGTTGTTACTGCAACTGGTAATGTAAGTGGTGGTAACTTGACCACAGTTGGTGACGTTGCTGGCAATAACATTATTGCTACAAACAACGCCAATGCTGTTACATTCAATGGTAACTTGGATGGTACAACATCTACTGTTACTGGTAACTCAAATGCTTCAATATTCAATGGTAAC